TCAGATAACCTAGCAGTACAGCTAGGTATAAAAACAGAAAACTTTAACAAGGATTGGTTTGCTAAACAGCACACCACATTAGAAGTTGAAACAGTTGTTTCTTGTCATCATGACGTAGGCAATGGTCTAACCAAAGAAATGAATTGGGAAGGCGTACCACTCAAAGGATCAGTAGATGGATTTATACTTACTGATCGTCAATACCATGATGAAATCATTGAGTGCAAACACACCTACGATATGAACAAGATGGAAGCATGTCTTCAAATGTACATGCCGCAGATGCAATTCTATATGTGGGTGCATCAAGCCAAGGGCTGTTACCTATCAGTTATCTTTGGCAATCGCAGATGGGAATCTGTCTATGTAACTAAGGATTGGGACTACATACACAAGATGCAAGTTCACCTGACTGAGTTCTGGAGGCTTGTCAGAGATGACACACGCCCTTTCGCAGATGAACAGATACCACCTGTATCTATAGATAAGATCAAAGTCGATGGCCTAGTACGCAGAGATGCGTCATCTGATAACGAGTTTATCAGCAGATGCCATGACTACATTGAGCATGAGGCTAATGCCAAGCTGTTTGAGTCAGCCAAGTCTGATCTAAAAGCTATGGTTAGTAACGATGAGCGAGAAGTTTACTGTGACCTTCTCACCATCAAGCGCGACAAGCGCGGATCACTTCGCGTCACAGTCAACAAGGAGAACCAAGATGTCTAATGATAATCTTAAACTATGGAACACAGTGTCAAAGTCTGACCCTAAGTTCCTCAAGAAAGTATCGTTTGGATCACGCTCATTTACAGCTATTGATCCACAGTATCAGGTTAGATCAGCAACAGAACAGTTCGGTACAATAGGCCACGGCTGGGGGTGGAGCAACGAGACACGCTTCATTAACGTGTCGAATGGCGACACCGCCGTTATCGCTGACGTAACCATATGGACAGGATCGCCTGACAATTCATTCGGACCTTTCTCTGGATGCAGAAAGTTCTTTGACTCTGCTAAAGGCAGGATGGCAGAGGACGCACCAAAGATGGCAATCACCGATGGCCTAACCAAAGCTATGTCACATCTAGGATTCAATGCCGATGTGTTTCTTGGCGAAATGGATGGCAACAAATACGCCGCTGACTCAAAGGATGGCAAACAAACAAGCGGAGGATGGTAATGTTTTATGGAAACCAAATAGCATCTTTAGATGCAAAGCTAATCGATATAGATCGCAAGCTAGAACAACTCATCTGGTCTATGAAAGAGCCTGTAAAGAAACAGGTTAAGCCTAAACAAAAAAGCAAGCCTACATATTCCAAGCCATTTATAGATAGAATAGCTGGCAGATACAAAAGCAAAGAAGATCTAATGAAAGAATCGGGATTAACATTCCAGACAGTCACTACCTACATTAGACACGCAAGAGCCGAAGGCTACAAAATCAAAAGGCGGTCAGTAAGAATCAAAGGCAAGATGGTTTCACAATATAAATTAGTAAAGGATAAATAGCATGAACGATTACGATAACACTAATAGAGGCGCGGCCTTCAAGCCGTTTCCAGAGCAACAGTTTATCCTGCAAGGTAAGCTAAACATCATGGGTGATGAGGGTCAAGTGGCACTCATCATGGCTGAGTCTAAGGATGGCAGTAAGCGCATCGAAGTATATCAACGTGCTGGTGTTCTGTTTGCAAACAAAGATAAGAACGATGAAAACAAACAGCCAGATTATAGCGGACCGCTTGACGGTCTACATCAAGACTGGCGCATTGCGGCATGGAAAGAAATGAAAGGTGACAATGCCTATATGTCACTTAGGGTTTCAGAAGTGCAAAAGAAACAAGAGGCAGAGTCGCAAGATGAACCATCTAGCAAACAGATCGATGATGATATACCATTCTAATCTGCGATAGTTAGGTGGTTCTCCCTATCGCATAGCGGGTGAGCAGTCGTACCATTCTGCTCATCCGCGACCTAAATAGGGATCGCCAATAACTCTAGCCTAGCAATCAAACGATCTGCCCTGTTAGTTACCTGCTTATAGTACCTACTATCCTTTAACTCAGCCCCAGCAGTTTCAAATTCTTCTGCCTCTATAGCCGCAATAAATTTCTTAAACCTAGACATGCGCGGCCTACCCATATTAAACATAAGATTGCACAAAATATGTTGCAGTTCATCACTCTTGCTATCCCAATCAGAATACAAAATTTTGCAATCCTCTATAGTTACAGCAATGTCTAGCGCAAATAGCTGACGCACACGCTCCTCAGATACATCTGTACCTACAGGCTGACCATACTCAGGCTCACCTTCAAGAATTAAATGACCCACACCGCAGGTTTCCAGACCTAAGTGATCTAAATACACAGAGTAGACACAGCCTTCATCATCAGCAATTTCTTGCCGCAACGTATCTATATTCATTTTCTTAATCCTTTTAATCCACGAATACCAAAGGATGCACCTATGCTTGCATACATTGCCCATTGAAACCAATCAGGTGTTGTATCCAGCGCGGCAAACCCACGCTCAACATAAGGCTGTAAGGGTGGAATAAAGCACATAGCTATTATCACTATGAACAGTACAGTCCATGCCTCATCCTTCCAGCTATCTCTGCTACCTTGAGCCATGATCTTTTCCCAGCCAGCTTCATGAGTAGCGGCAACCTTCATTACCTCTGCTTCCGCTTTAGCCTTGGCTACCTTGGCTTCACTGGTAGCTTTCTTTTCATCAGCCTTGCCCTGTAACCAAGAGCCAGCTAAGTTGCCTACAATCGGGATCAATGCCTGTATCATTTTTCACTCCCAAGCCAGACTGCGAAAGCCCCTGTCATAGCACCAGATACAACACTTATCATTGCGCTTTGTTGTGTGGTTAAATCATCGAGGCTAATGCCCCATTCAATGACTCTGATATACATAACTGTCATAACAAACATCATAAACCTTGGCAGTATTTTCCATCTTAAAAAAGTTTCTACACTCATTGCAAAGCCTCCTTAATGCTTTCCAAAGTTGCTTTAAGACTCATCCCTTTTGGTAAAGGATTGTACTCACAAGAGTATTGTGAAACACAACCTATATATATTTCTGATGTGTGTGATTCCTGAGTGTTATTAGCACCCTTGTAAAAACACAAAACTTCTTTAGTTGATATTTTTTCCATAGCCGCTAGTCGACAAGTCGTCATCTTTGGGACGCTTGCATATACATTAAAAGCTACAAAGATAATAATAAGAACAACAATAACGCCCATAACTACATATAAAAGCATAAACAAACTATCGACTATTTCTTTTCGATTAGCCGCCTTCTCGATAGCTTGTTGCTTTGCTCTTTCTTTTTGTGCCTGTATGCGTCTGGCACGTTCCTCAATAATTGACTTCCAAGTCCCTGATCCAAACCGCAAATCAACCATAACAGAAACTTCGTAAAGTTTTTCCTGCGCTAACTTAGCGTCAATCATTTCTGTAGCTACACCGCCAATGCCATCCATAGCACCGACACCAGATTTCTTATTGCGTTCTTTATTGACCTGAGCCTGTCCATCAAACAGGTTGTCTATGTAACCAGCGATTTCGGATATGTCATTGCAAGTATTTATGGTTGATTTAATGGCGTCTGTTGCCGCCTTAACCATAGCAATACCAGCAAGTGCAGTTGATATCGGTTCCAAATTAATAAACCTTTACGTTATTATCTACCACTGTAGGAAGACAGTAAGCTGTTATCTTAGAACCTTGTTTGTGTAATGTTTGAGCGTACCAAATACAGTCATCTAAAGATTTAAAATACATATCTTGACTGACCAATCGCTTGTCACTCTCTGAGCCTATAAAAACAAAAAGCAAAAAAACGTGAATCATCCATTTAATATAATGCCCAAAAGTAAAATGATTATAGTACCAGCAGTTCCGATCATCAGATGCTCAATCCGTTTAATTCGCAGGATTGTTTCACGCCAACGTTCAGTGCAAACAGCTTCGTGAGTGTTTATCTGTGATTGAACCGATGCTACTGTTGGCTTGCTCATTACGACCAACCAGCAGGTACTTTACCAACAATAGGCGGTGTTACAAGATTCTGGATTTGCTCATCAAGCATTGACTGTAGTTCAGCTTCTGTCTTGTCCAAGCCAGCCAGAACCTTCTCTTTGCACCAGTCTTTTGTTATGTCATCAAACGCCACAAAGTTGTCAGCGTTAGCCTCACCAGCCCCTGCTGTGCCGTATGCACTGACTGATAGCGGTGCGCCTTCTTCGTTAGTTTCTGTGTCGCTGGTAGCAGTGAACCGCCAATGAATTGTTTTAGCAACATCAGTTAAATTATCTTCTGTTGGTGCTGTATCGATTTGTGGGTAATCCCACGAGTATGTGTTAGCCATTAGTTATACTCCTTAGTTGGTTTCTAACGCTGTAATACGCGCTTCTAATTGCTCTATTTTCTCAACCGACTCGATTAGTGCCTTAGTGAGCAATGGGACGATTTTGGACTGGTCTATGCCCTGATAGTCTGGAACAGAACGTGTACCCATAACGGCTTCCGTTACTACGTTACCATCATCATCAAGCACCGCTGGCGTAACCTCATATTCCTCGTCACGCATAGCGTCTTTAGTGCCTGTCACAGCCTCTGGCACTATGGCCTGTGCTTCGTGTGCTAAGAAGCCGTCCACTGTAGTATCTGGGTCAGAAATAAAGTTAAAGCGAACAGGGTTGAGTTGCTTGAGGCGGTCAGTTGCGCCTGTGACTGCTGTTACGTTTTCTTTGAGGCGGTAGTCTGATGAGGTGTTATAGGCTGTTGAAGAGCCAGTGACACTAATATTACCTACTTGAACAGCCTGTCGTGTAAAAACAGCAATAGCACCATCAGACGATGTACGATTTAACTCAATACATTCGCCGCCGCTTCTCGTTGCTTGCACAAGACCATTAACAGAACCGCCGCGAATTGCAACACCAACAGTCCCTAGACTTGTACTTGATTTTCCCACAAGTACGATGCCACTGCTATCGATGCGGAGGCGTTCTGTGTTGTCATAACCATAAAAAGCTAAATAGTTGTTACCTGCATTATATCTTATACCACCACGAACAGTTCCTGCGGTTGAAAAGTCAATGCCGTAGTTGTTTGAAGTTGTACCATCTGTAGAATTGATGCGTAAACGATTATCTATGCCGCCAGATATTTCAGTTTTTGCTTGTGGACTACTCGTCCCAATCCCCACGTTGCCACTGCTGTCGATGCGCATTTTCTCAGCGTTGCTTGTAGCAAACGCTAAGTGCTGGTTTTCTCCTTGCCAAACGTAAGCATAGCTGTTTGCGTCAGTACCTATACGGAAACCGTCATCACCAGTTGAACTGCCTGTTGCCGTATTTGTAAGCTGAATAAAAGACGAACTTGCGGTCGGCTGATGAACGTGTAAGTTTCTCTGTGGTGACGAAGTTCCCAACCCTAACAGGCCTGAACTTTTCAGCCGCATAGTAATACTTGTGTCACCCACAACAAAGTCATCGCCATCAAATCCGACTAGATGATTGCCAGACGTATCAGAACTATTGTCAAAAGTAATAAGGCTTAGTGCTTGAGTTGTTCTAATGTTAATTGGTGCGGCGTCAGACCCAGAATGAACGTCAAGTTTTCTGGATGGCGAACCCGTTCCGATTCCGACCGCCCCGCCCGATGTGATGCGCATACGTTCTGAGCCATTTACAATAAATTGCATTGAGTCATTGGTATGTTGATATGCAATTTTTCCTATATCATTATCATCTGCATCACCAAAGCCTATTTGTTGGAAGGTATCATTAGGTGATAAAAATGACATACCCATGTTGCCATTACTTTCTACAACAAGGTCATCAAAATCTACATTAGCTGTAACAGCACCAGCACTACCTGCATGTACGTGCGTAGTACCATTAACCAGTAGATTGCTATCGTGGTCAATCGTCATAGCTGTCCGTGTTTCACCATCATCCTTAAATGAGAAAACAATGCTTGGTTCAACTACGTCTATATCTTCGCCACTTGCCATTGTGTTGCGGAATGTAGCAACGCGAGTGCCATATAAGAAATCAACGTATCTATTTACGTCTGAATCTTGCAAGCGCAAATTAGGTGAGCCATCGTTTAGCGTGACATCGCCATCAACTGTAAGACCATCTGTTGTAATAGTGCCAGTATTGTTGATATTACCAGTACCAGTAATGTCGTTGCTGTTGAGGTCAAGGTTACCGCCAAGTTGCGGTGTGGTGTCGCCTACAAGATCAGGTGAGGCCGCTTGCCAAGCAGAACCATTCCAGACAAACAACGTGTTATTAGTTGTGTTAAAATATTGATCTCCAGCCGTAAGAGCATCGCCATCATTATCTACAGTTGGAGCCGATGACTTTGCACCAAGATAAATATCATCAAAGGCATCAAACGCCGCTTCAGCCGCCGCCGCAGATGTAGCCGCCGCAGTAGCTGAGTTGCTAGCATTAGTCTCAGATGTTGCCGCATTAGTAGCTGACGTAGCCGCGTTGGTGGCTGATGTAGCCGCATTGGTTTCGCTTGTGGCGGCGTTGGCGGCGCTGGTAGATGCTTCAGATGCCTTGGTTGTGGCAGTTGACGCGCTTGCCGCCGCGTTTGTTTCGGCAGTCTCTGCGTTAGTTTCGGCAGTCTCAGCCGCAGTCTGGGCAGTCTCAGCCGCAGTTTGTGCTGTCTGTGCGGCAGATGCGCTAGAAGATGCGCTACTTGCACTAGAAGCCGCCGCAGTAGCGGAAGATGCCGCCTCACTAGCTTTTGTAGTAGCAGTAGTGGCATTTGTTGCGGCATTTTGAACAGCAGAAAGATTATCCGTAATGTTCTGCATGTTAGTTGTTTGACCAGCCACAGTAGTTACGTTGGCTGATACACCAGCTACAGTGGTTACGTTAGATGAAATGCCAGCTACAGTTTGAATAGCGTCAGTTGCATCTGTGCCATCCTCGATGTCGGCTAGTGTGGCTATGTCAGCAGTTACAGCAGACAGAGTTGACACGTCTGCAATCTTTGGTCCTGCTTCTGGCACACCAGTTGTTGCATTAAAGCCTAGAACAGTACCCGCTCTGGTTGCTTTAAGCGGAAGCTCCATTGAGCCAGCCGCATCACTGTCTTGTAGGCGCAATGAACGATCTACAGCGTCTTTGCGGTCTGCAAATTGTGCAGTAATCTTATCTAGTTCTGTGTTAAGTGAACCAATCTGAAACGCACCAGAGGCAGGGAAGTCAGTAGTACGCTCAAGAGCAATGTCTCTAGTTATAACTACTGTGCTACCGCCTGTCGCGCCTGTAACGCTTATAGTTACAGTACCAGTAGAGCCACTACCACCAGATACAGTGTAGTCTGTAGTTAAAGTTTTAAGTACGTTATCTACATATACGTTAAGATCTGCATCAGCAAAAAACTCAAACGAAACCGTAAAGGAAGTTTGAGTAACGCCTTGTGCTACAGTGTATGATACGCGTGGCGTATTGTCTGATAAGTTAATAGTCATGGCTAGATCCTACCTTTCATGTGGATATGGCTCAACTCACAATTAGAAGCGTCTTATTGTGTAATCCTCTTGCTCTTGGTTTGGCAATGTACCAGCCAAAACATTAGAAAACTCATTTACATAATCATTCCATAACCACAATCTAGCTGTAGGTAAAGCTCTGACTATATCCTTAGACCCCTCACCAAAATCACCAGTTGTAAACTTATACAAACCTGTCAAAACATCTTGTCCATAGCTAGGACCAGCACCTAATAGGTTTACAGTTCCATCCAAGAAGCTTTCTTCTTGTGGGAATCTATCATTAATAAATCCACCGCCAAGATCAGGACCACCAAATGCGGCAGAAGTTGACATGGCTGTATAGAAACTATCTGACCATAAAGCCGCCAGACCAGACATATCAAACGATCTAGCTATCTTGTCTTGTATAGACATATTGTCCAAAACAAATGGGCGATTACGATTCTTTAACTCAAGACCAAGATAACCTAGCCCCATAGCCGCAACAGCCGCTACTGCTCTGTTTCTAGCCTGACCAGTAGCATATGCCGCAGTTATCTTATTTGCCGCCGCAAACGAATATGAATAGAACTGGAACGGCAATCCAAGCAATCCATTTTCTATACGAGAATATCCACGCACACGCGGATCTTGTTCATACCCAAACTTCCTAGCAATGTGA